TTCTTCTGCTCTTACAAGCTCCCATCCTTCTCTACGCCTCTTATGCACATTATTCTTGTCATCGTAGCCCATTACAGACTCACGGATCCAACGGTGTTTAAAACCAATTGGGGCTTCTGGGGCTTCCAAAGTTGAAGGCGGCTTCCAATCAGCAACTCTCGCTTGTTTTTCACGGGTTTGCGAATCCCGGCTTGCACGATCAGACATTACGCTTGTTTCCTTTCCAACTTTGCGACCTCTTGTGCATACCGCTCAAGAGGAATTTTCATTTTTTTGGCAAAAGCCACCTGTCCCGGCGTCAACTCCACCGTATTTTTCCGCCCACTTTTAATTGATGACCGTCCATTAGACGCAGGAGCAACAGCTTGGGCGTTTTGCCGTTTCTCCTGAAACTTGTGTGGAAACTCAACACGCATACGCTTATCAATTTCCCCATAATATTCATCTGAGTTTGGATCAAAGCCCTCATTAGCGACTAATTGCTCATGTATGGCTTGTGCGCCACGAGTCATAACGAGATCGCCATTATTCCCAAACCAAGGATTTTTGCTCATCCAGCTTTTTAACTTTGGATCAAGTTCTTGCCTTTGATATTGTTGTGGCTGTTGAGCTTGTTGAGCTTGTTGAGCTTGTTGAGCTTGTTCTGCCGCAACCTGTCTTTCTTGACGGGACTTCTGAATACGAATGCGCTCTTCTTCAATAGCAAGCTTTGCAATTATCTTCTGAGCTTCAGCAACTTTGCCCATGTCTCCAGCATCATAAGCCTCCTGCAACATGCGTTGCGCTGCTTGAGACTGGCTTTCAACTCGACCACCATATTCATTAATGTAGCCTTGGTCTAATTGAGCTATGCGTTGTTTTAATTCTGCATTTTCTGCTTGAGCTTGTTGAGCATAGGTATAAGCAGCTTCTGCCTCTTCAATGGCTTGCTTACGCTTTGCAGTTAACTGATTAATTCTTTTTTGAACATTTTCACTGTAATTTTCAAGCTCTTCAGAATCACTTTCCTGTACAATTGTACTGGTTTCATCATCAGATACTTGAACTTCTTGCTGCACAGGCTCAGAAGTTGGTTGAGAATCTTCAATCTCAACAGATACAGTTTCTTCTTCGTTTTGATTTTGCATCAATTCGGTTTCGTTCATTTTAATCTCCCATTCGCACTATACATATGAAATATCTGCTGGGTCAAGTATAGTAGCTATTACATTGTCGTCATTTATGAGCCTAACTTCTAAACCATCCACTTTGAATCTGTTTCCAGCATATCTACCCATAAGCACCCATGTTTTTTCTTCACACCAAGCACCTGTAGGAAACTTGTTCGCGTCAGTATATGCGTCAGGACCTATTTTAACGACATAAGCCGCAACAGTTGCGTGATTTTCGCGATCACGAACCGACTCTGGAATAATTATGCCTCCAGAGGTCTTTTGCCTCATGTAATAAGGGATAACAAGCAGTCTGTAGCCTACTGGTTTCGGCAACCTGTCAATAACAGACACCTCCAGCTCAGACGGGTCTTGTTCATTTTTTGATTGATCTTCAGAAGAATCAAAGCCTTTTTTTATCGCCTCTGGCACTGCTTTGATTTCAGGGTTTTTAGCCATCCTCTCAGGGACGAATAGTTTTTTAGCCATCCTCTAGCTCTACGCCTCTCATCGCGGCCTTTATATGATCCTCACACTGGGTCAAGCCGCGTATTTGCCCCACTATGAACCGATAGTCGGATAAATCCTCTATCGCACCATCCGCCAGACGTTGTGTATAATCAGCCTTGTCTTGACGTATGTTCTTTAATAAATATTCCGCAAGTGTTATTGCGTCCATTATTTTTTCCCAAAAAACTTAGTTGCAGCGCGGGTTCCAAAAGATGCGGCTACAATTGTTCCTAATGTATATTGGTAATACTGTGGCATGGCTTCAAGAGCAGCAAAACCCTCTGACACTATTTGCCTACCCCAATCTCCACAGAAGGCTAAAATTAGCGGGATGCTGAACAAAATTGTAAGCCACTCGTCTTTCCAGCTATGTGCAGAAGCATCAGCCATTTTGAGATCCCAGTCAATCTCTCCAGTAGCTTTCTTTTCCATAATCGTTGCTTCAGCCTTTGCCTTGGCAACCTTCGCACCAGTCACAGCCTTCTTCTCTTCAACTTTGCCTTCGAGCCATGTGCCAGCTAAATTAGCTATCGGTCCTAGAAACTGTATCACCTTGATAAAACTCCTTTTGGTAAGGGCTTACAACTCCACCCAACAGGTTTGTACCCCCGCATATGAATATGAACTCTTTCCGCTAAAACCAGCGCATGAGCTTGACAAGCGCGTTCAGTATCCTGCCATTTTTGCGCCTCAAGAAACGTACATTGATCACGCTGCACTGCGCTAGTGCCAATCAAACAAGCAATGACAACAGCCTGATACATCACTTCCGCGCCATCCAAGCGGTTGTTCCCATATATGCTCCCACGATGCCAGCCCCACTAAGAAATATAAGGTCGGTGACTGCACCCAAACCCTCTAACTTTTCTGGTGAACACAAAGGAGATGCTAGAAACACAGCATAACATCCCATAAATATTAAAGTATATCTAGCCATACGCAACTGAGCCACATTTTTACGCAACTCTGTTTCGGTCTTTTTTATTTCTTTAATGTGAGCAAGCTCTTCATCGCTTACGATGCCATCTCCATCCTCATCGTAATCAGAATAAACGCTGTCTTTTTGCAATCTCTTTTGCTCAGACTTCACTTGCCAATGTCCTTATCAATGATTGCGTTCAATTTATTCTCAATAAATTTTAAACCGCCGCTCACGCGAGACAGCACCCACACCACGGGTAACAAGACCACCTTCACGCATTTTAAAACCATATTGACCAGTTTTTGTGTCATAGGTGTATCCTTTCTTTCCTGCTTTAATGGCTTCTTTTAGAGCTTCAAACTGCTCATCACTTAAACCAGCAAAAACATCCTTTAGAGGAGGTGTGTCTTTTTTATCTGACATTAGCTTTTCTTTGCCGCTTTTTTCTTGGGGGCGCTTTTTTTCTTTGCTGGCTTTTTTTCTTTGGCTTTTTCGTTGACGACAGGGCTATCGCTACTGCTTGTCTCTGCGGATACCCCTCCGACCTTAGTTTCGATATATTCTTGCTGATCGTTGACTGGCTGGTTCCTTTTTTCAATGGCATTTCTACGCTCCACCTTTTTTGCCTTTTCAACTGCACGAACTTTTTCATACTCAGAACTTGACATCACATTCTCCTTTGTAAATTAGCAGCGGCTATGTCTCGCTGCGTCTGTATTCTTTCTTCAGCCACACGAGTTTTTTCTGCGGTAGCCTCTTCAGTTAGATCAAGACGTTGTTGAGCAATCAAAGCATCGTTTCTTTCTTTCTCACGATCAAGTTGTTGTCTTGCTTCAAACTGTTCTGCATCCTGTTGTATTTCTGCACCACGCAAGGCTAGTTCCTGTTGCCTAATAGCAACTAAAGGATCAGCAGTCTCGGCAGGAGATACAGCCTGTGCATATTGCTCCGTCAACTCACCAATAAGCTCTGCTGCTTTATTGGCGATCTCACCTTGAAGCTGTTGAACCATTTGTGGGTTCTGTTGCAAAACCATCTGAGCTTCTGGATCAAGCTGTGACATGATTTCTTGTTGAGCTTGCATCTCAGCCATGATGCCAATGTGTTCTTGTATGTGACCTTGTAAAGTCATAACGATTGCCGCGTTGGCCTGTGCCACTGGTGTAGACAAAATCGCCAGATGTGACTCAATATGAGCTTGATGATTTTGATCTGGAAATGCCTGTAGCTTTTGACCACGCATAGCCTCTTGATTTTCCTTCGCAGGATTCATTGGTTGAGGCTGTGACGGTTGAGGCAAAATGGCATCAATGTTTGTTACGCCAAGAGCCTCATACATTTTTCTGTAAGCCTGATACAAACCTTGCTGCCCACCATGAACCTCTGGATTTGACTGAACAAGCTGTAATTGAGTCTGTGCAAGCGCAATTCTTTGTGACATTGAAAAAATGTTCGGGTCAGAAACTGGCAAAACATCAATTCTGTCATCAAAATCCTGTTGCATGATCTGTGGCGGAGCGCCGGGTGTCATGTAAGGGTAAACAGGAGCTGGATTTCTAGCAAAAATACTAGACAAAATCTTGAACTCTTGCTTTTGTGAGTAGTGAAGACGCTTATGGATGGCCGACATTACCTTTGTGCCACGCTCCATAATCGCCATTGTGGTGCCTACAGGCGTGTCTCCGCCCATTTCACCTATTTTCATGTCTGCCATAGACGCAAACCGCCTACCAGCCTCTACAAGCCCTCCTAAGAGGCTATACAGGGTCTGTGAAGGCTCTTTAAACGGCAATGTCATGATAGATTGACGTATATCCATGCCAGCGGAGTCTATATCTCTAAATTCACCCGGTTGAAGCGGCTCATCTTCGTCACGAATACGAGCGCCACGAGCCTTGAAGCCAGCAGGAAGGTTTGAAAGCGTTCCAGCATCGATTAATTGACGCAAAATACTTGTTGAAGCTTGAGATAAGCCGCCAATCATGTGCGTTAGGCCAAAGCCATAAAATCCAAGGCCAGGCAAGAACTTGTAATGCACAAAATATTGTTTACGCCGCATTAGCGGATCCATTTGATCATAATTACGACGTATAGACAGGATCTCTCCAGTTTTTTCTAATATCGTTACTATGTATGGAGTTTTTAAACCTGTAGGTTCTCCTTGGTCATCAAGATGCTCAAAGCCATCAAGATCAAGAGATGTATGAACCTCATGAATAACCAGCTCTTCTGATCCAGAGCCAGCGATCTGTATGCCTTGAGCGTCATCAAGAGCTTCTTGAACACCAGTATTGCGCTCACTGCTGGTTGAACCAGTTGGCAAGTCTATTTCTTTGTAAAATCCTGTGAGCTGTAGCTTCAAGATTTCATTCTTATCCATGCGGATAATATGTGTAATACGAGGTGCGGTAAGCAGATCAGTCGCGCCATACGGCACCACAAGATCTTCAGCATGCACAAATTTACTTACTGGTCTTTGCAGGAGCGGGTCAAAATAAACTTTTTTGAATGTTGATCCCACTATGGGCAGGTAGAACAGCATCTGATCTGTTTCAGGATCATACTCTTCCATCTCATAGGTAATCATGTAATTCATGTAATCTTTTACACGAGTTGCCTGTTGTACTAACTGTGGCGTTTCTGCTCCCATAGTTTGAACACGAACAGGACCACCAGACGGAAGCATCTCACGGTAAGCTTGTGCCTGAAACTGTGTGACTGACTCAGCAAGCAGAGGATGGACAACACCAGTTGCACCCTCAAAAGGCTGGCTTCTGTCCTCATAATTCATACCAAGTAAGTCAATGCCTCTTTTGTATGACTCTTCCCAATCCTGTCTTGAAGCAATGTCATCATTAATGTCGCCGGAAATTTCTGATGCAACTCTGCCTAAATCACCATCATCAATAAATTCTGCGAGGTTTGCATCAAAAGGAATATCAACAGGAATAGTAGTTTCTTCAATCATCTCTCCAACAATGACTGAACCATCATCCATTTCAGATATGCCGGGCTGTGCAGGAAAATCAATTACATCAATCTCTGCTTGTTCCTGCGGTGTCATAGCGTCTCCACCTGCACCTATTCCTTTTTCAACAGCCATGTTTAATCCTTTCCACCCTCAACAACCGTAAATCTTGGCTTCTGTGGTGTTGGCTGCGGTATACCCATACCGCTAATCTCATTTTGCATTCGCGTAGCTTCTTCTAAGCTAACTGTGCGAATTGGTTTTGTTGACGCTCTGGCTAACTGAGTATCTAGAGCTGCTTTATTTGCTGCGGCTTCTTCACGGCGTTTAACTGCTCTATTAGCACCAAAACCGTAGTCATCGTCAAGTCTGGCAAAGATCTTGTCTTGTATCGGGCGGTCAATAACAACATTAAAATCATCTTGAGTCATCTTAATGGCATCAACTACAGACTCTCCACGGTTTTTGCCAGCATCTCTTGCCATTGCAAAATTGTTGCTAAAAACATCGCCAAATTCTTCTGTGGTAATCGCTATGTCATCAACAGATTGAAAAGACAACGTATCATCCAGATCCAAGTACGCATCTTTCAAAGCATCATTAATAGCTTCCATCTCCAGATCTTCATCCAGCTTTTGTTTTGCTACTGGTGATTTCACCTTGTCTTTTTGCGCCTCAAGGACCAACGCCTTATTTGACTTGCCTCGTGGACGAGTCCCAGCCATCGGAGCAAGAGTAGATGCAGCAATGCCAAGACCATAAACATCCCTCTTCAGTCTGTCAGCCATACCCTCACCCATGCCAAGAGTTTCTGCTAACTCTCCAGCGCCAGTAGCGGCACCACGCAGAACTGTCTCACCAACACGACCAGCGTAATCTAAAACATCAATTGGAGTGCCAACAATAGCACGATTAACGGCACCAAGAGGAGTAGGGCCAAACATATCAGTCTTGTCAGCAAGTCGCTTAAACATCTCAGTGCTTGCTGGAGGGGCTGAAAAAGCGCCCATGATTCCACCACCTTCAGAAAAATTAACTGGATATTTAGGTTTTTTTTCCAACTCAATTCTAACCTGCCTATCCTCAGTACCAAGAGCATTAGCTAAGTACTCACCTGCCACCTCTGGAGTTATAGCCATGCGTTGTAAAGCTAATATTGGATTGGAAGGAAGATTTCTATCTGCTCTATTAAAATTATATGTATCCTCTATTACATCCATTTCGGGAGTTTCACGGACATTATACTTACCCAAAGTTGTGGCAACTCCGTACCTAGGATCAGTAAAAGAACTTTTAATAGAATCAAAATAACCTTTATCTACTTTTCTTCCTCGTTCAAGTCTTTCGTCTCCAACGCGATCATATGGATTTACACTTGTTTTACCTTTAGTATCCTCAAAAGATTGAAGTCTCTTTTTTGTTCTAGCTTTTTGTTCTGGATACACATCAAATTGTTGTTGTTGTCTTAAAAATCTTTCTTTTTCTGCATTAGCTTCACGTTGTCTCTGAGCTAAAAAAGCCATTTCAACTAATTCATCATTAGTAAAATCTTTATTAGTTATAGGACGATCTACACCAACAATATTTTCTGCCAAGAGTCTTATGTTTGTAGGTATTTTTTTGTATAAACCAGCCATAACTCCTTGAGGAGGTTTATTCAAAATAAGCTCATTGCGTATTTTTTGTCTTAATGCTGCGTCAGCAGTCACGAGAGACTCTGGAGTATTTAATTTGAGGCCCATAACTAAACTCTCTCGGGTGAGGCTGACTCTAGCGCAGTCATGCGAAGGGCATCAGACATGACTGACAAGCCGTGAGCCAGCCTCTTTCGCATTATAACACCAAAGTTAAACAACATCACATAATATCTCTTTGATTTCCGTCATCTGAAGGGTTCATCTCTGACTCTTTGCCCATGTTTAAGATAATAGAAATATTGATCTTATCCATTTGAGCCTTTGGAGATTCTGGGTCAACAAAACCACCATAACCAAAAGACTGAGGCTTTTTCTTTTTCTTTTTGGGTGGTTCTCCGCTAAAAGCCTCTCTTCTCTCATTAATCAGCTTTTGCAAATACTCAGTGACCTGATTAACAATCCCGCCACCTTCATTTTTATAATCAGGCTCTGGTAACTGATCAAAGCGATCACGGGCAAATTTTGCGGCCTTATCCTCATCGCCGTCAAAAAGCTCTAACCCTTCTTCAAAAAGGCTTTCAAGAAGAGCTTCATTTTGCAT